GGTTCTGTAACAAGCATGAGGAGTATGTTCAGTTCAGCGACCGCATTCAATCAACCTATTGGAGGTTGGAATACAGGTTCTGTAACAGACATGCTTGGTATGTTTGGTTCAGCAGATGCATTCAATCAACCTATTGGAGGTTGGAATACAGGTTCTGTAACAAACATGAGTCTAATGTTTAGATTTACAGACTTATTTAACCAACCTATTGGCGGTTGGAATACGCGTTATGTAACAGACATGAGCAATATGTTTGAAGGGGCGAAAGCTTTTAATCAGCCTATTGGTGGTTGGAATACGGGTTCTGTGACAGATATGGGTCAAATGTTTAAGGGAGCACTTAATTTTAATCAACCTGTTGGAAATTGGAATACAACGCGTGTAGTAAATATGGAACAAATATTCAATTCAACACCTTTCAACCAAGACATTAGCGGGTGGGATACAAGTTCTGCAACAACTATGTTTGCTATGTTCTACAATGCAACTTCATTCAACCAAAATATTGGCGATTGGTCGTTGCGTACTATAGGCGTAAATATTGAATCTATGTTCGATGGTTGTGGAATGAACACAGAAAATTATAGCAAAACACTAGTCGGTTGGGCTAATAGCGTTAGTGCGGCTGGCAACTTACCAGCCAATTGTTCGCTTGGAGCGATTGGAAGAACATACGACAGCAATACCTACGGAAGCGGAACCTATATAAATTCAGTTGATGCTCGCGCCTATCTTACTGGATCATCACCAAATCCAGCTTGGACGATAAGCGGAGATTCTGCCGTTTAATCTGTAGAATCTACGATTCTATTTGGTTTATAGGTTAACCCAATCGAACCTCTTCAAACTCTTCTTTTGTCAAGTGCAGTCGTGCGCTGTTTGCTTTGAAAAACACCTTGTCGCCTTCTGTCTTGTACACGACAATATAGTCGACAATACCAACATTCATGCTGCGAAGTAGATCTTTAAATTCTCCTTTTACGTAAACTTTTTCATTCATTTTCATATAGATATATATTTATGTGTACAAGTCACGATGGGTGTGATAAAATAACTTTTTATGAAAAAAAGTGCTAAAGTAATTGGTTGTGGGTTGTCAGGAATCTCTGCAGCAGTGTTATTAAAAGAAAAGGGGTACGATGTTGAGATATACGAGACTCGACCACACATCGGCGGAAACTGCGCCGATGCATACGTCACAAACACGCTCGTGCATCAGTATGGTCCTCATATCTTTCATACAGACGACGAAGAAGTCTATGAGTTTTTAAGTCGCTATACCGAATGGACACCATTTAAGCTGCAACCACAAGGCGAGACGCGACTCGGTCGAGTTAGCTTGCCATACAGTCGAAAGACTGTCACTGAACTGGGTCGCGAGCTTTCGCAAGAAGAGATTGTGCAATACATCTTTAAAGACTATAGCGAAAAGCAATGGGGTGTGCCATTCGACGAGATTCCCAAGACAATTACAAATCGCATTCCAAAAACTGCAGACGCAGAAAATCCTACATGGTTTGAAGGTCAAAAGTATCAATGCATTCCAAAAGACGGCTACACTGCAATGTTCGAGCGTATGCTTGAAGGCATTACTGTGCATCTAAACTGTGCTGAAGATCGTTGGGCCTTTGAGAGGACTCCCGATGATCTCATCATCTATACTGGCAAAATTGACAGCTACTTTGGTACTGTCTATGGAGAGTTGCCCTATCGCTCGTTGCGATTCGAGCATGACGTGCTGTGTGAAAAGATGGACACGTTTATAGTCAATCAAAACAATGCAGATGTGCCTTATACACGAGTCTATGATCACAGCTACTTTACTCCTGGTCACACTGGTCCTACGGTAGTAACTCGCGAATATCCAAAAACATGCGGTCGAAATGACGTGCCGTTTTATCCCATTCCTTGGGGAACTGGACAAGAGACATATCGCCTCTATGAAAAGCTTGCACAAGAACAAGAGCGAGTTGTCTTTGTCGGTCGACTTGCGACGTATAAGTATCTAGACATGTGGATGGCAGTAAAACACGTTATGCTAAAACTTAAAGATCTATGAGACTTGCACTTTGCTTAAGAGGACACGTACGAGACGGGCTTTTTAATGAAGCATTAAAACAATTTGTAAATAAATATGAAAAAGAAGCAAGTTGTTTAGATATCTATTGTCATAGCTGGTCAGAGTCTGAAGCAAAAACGAGTTATAAGCCGTTAGATAGATCACATCTTTTTCAAGTGAAAGAAGCACTGCTGCGTAGCTATTTTAAAAATCATAGCGTACGTAAAGTGATTATACAAAATGATTCTAAAGTAAAAATATATGGAAAAAAAGATGGTGTAGTTTGTAAAAGTATCTGTCCATTGATCGCATGGAAACGTATGTGGGCTGGTCAGGCTGCTGCTGTAGATGCAGCTTATGAAAATTATAAAGATTATGATTTAATTATCAATACTCGCTATGATTTTTTTACTACTGATATATGCTATACTCCTCCAAACCAGCTGCGGCGTTTAATTTTTAACAATCAAAAATTTGCATTCAAGTATCCAACATATACTAAAAGTCTTATAGGAGTTGATAATTTTTACATAGGAACACCAGAAAATATGTATAAACTAGTGAATGATTTTTATCTAAACTTAGACACTATAATTCGTCAATATCCAGATATAGTTCATCAAGAAGAACTGGTTTATCGACATGCACACAGTATCGGACTATTATGAGAATTGCATTTTGTATACGAGGACACGTACGAGATGCTCTTACAAATTCTCGTTTAAAAGATTATTTAACTCTTCTAAAAAATAGAGGCAATAGTGTTGATTTGTTTTTACATACATGGAACGTGTCTGAAGCTAAAAGTTCTTATCGACAACTCGATCATGATAAAAGTTTTGCTGTTGATCAAGACATTCTTATAGACTATTTTCAAGATCACACTATAAAACAGATTATAGTTGACGACGACTCTCAGTTGCAACTGCACGGCAGCTTAGAAGGAAAAGTACACACCTGTCCAAAGATTGCTTGGAAACGCATGTGGGCTGGCAAATTTAAGCTTGCATCACATCTCTATCATAACCACACATACGACTATGATCTGGTAGTAAACACGCGATATGATGTGTTTACTACCTCGGTATGTTACACTCCAATCAAAAATCTGTTAAAGATGACTACTCGTGGAGAAGGACTTAGTTTAAAGTATCCGCAGCACTATCGACTTTTAAAGGGTGTAGACAACTATTATTGTGGATCGGTACAAATCGTCTATGATATAGCCTGTGCTTTTCATTACACACTTGATGAAATAGAGACAAAATACAAGATTCGCAGCTTTCACGAAGAACTTTTTTATAAATACGCGGTTGACCACAGATTGACGCGGTAAAATGCGGGTTTTTATAAATACTCTTATATTGATAGTCATTACGTGATGTTTCACACTTTAAAAGTATAGTTATAAATGGAACCAGAAAGATCGATGCTAAAAGAGTTTCTAGAGGGTGGTTGGATAATACCCCTAGTTGGAGCAGCAGGCATGCTTGCCCGACTCATGACAGCGAAAAAAGAGTATACAATTCTCGAGCAGTTTAAAAACATAATATCAGCTGCGCTCTCTGCAGCGATCGCATGGTTTATATTGGAACAGACCGATATTCCTAGCCTCTACAAGGCGATTACCTATGGCATCATCGGGGTCGTCTCTCCAGAAATCATTACAGGTATCATCAAGCTCGCAAAGAATTTTGAACGCTCACCAGAAAAATATGTGAAAAAGCCATGAAGATAAAACAGATGATAACCGTACTCGCTGCAATTATATGCGCGTTTGTTATTAGTGGATACAGCTCGTTAAACACTATGCAGCGTCACTACGCTGCTGCAACAGTTCAGACACAGTCTGCTACTCGTGATATTGGCTTGAGCTTTGACTGGTACGGCTTGACTCTTGTAGACACTACTGTAAAATATCTCTATGGCATGATGTCAGCACAAGACGCTCTGCATCGATTAAAAGAAGGTCAGGCAAAAAATGCAATCTTGCTGCAAAAATACTATGCAAACGCGCTGCCAGAAGAGAGCGAAGAGTCAGCATTTATTCGTTCACAGGACGATGTGGTAAACAAGATACTTGTCGAACTCTATGCAGCTATAGAGACACAAAACACCGAAGCAATAAACGAGTTGTTGCCAAATCTTTATACCGTCACAGATCAACTTTGCGCAAAGATAAATCGAGTGATTGAAATCAAAACTGCTTCTGCTTCAGACGAAAAGGGTGCCCTTGGCGAAAATATGGACGAATTAAGACGCTTCCTGTTTATAAGCTTCGCGCTCTGCTTGTCACTCTGCATCGGCATGGCGATTCCTGATGCCAAAGAAAAATAACTATAAATACAAATTATGAGCACGAATATCTACGAAAAGGGTTTAATACATCAAAACACATCTGCAGTCGCATACGAAGCGTTGACTTTTACAGCTGGCTTTTACACACCAACTGTCGGCAAAGTATTTGCTGGACTCTATATCGCACCCGGCACCGCTAACGGAAACGTCGTGATTGAAGGCGTAGACGGAAATACCGCTACACTTACCCTAGGTCCAGGAGTGTGGCCACTCGGCGGTCAGCGTATAGTCTCAAACGGAACTACTATAACTACAGCAAACGTAACAGTATTGTTTTAATTTTATGTTTCAAGGAGTTAGATTTGGCCTTGGATTGGATTTGTCATACAAGTATGGCACCGCTGTTTCTAGTGATCCAAATTCATGGGACGTAAGTGGATTAAATTTACAATCAGGATTATACACAAAGCAATACTGGGGATATTTTAACGACGACAACAGTTTTTTTAACAGTAAACTTTTAACTGAATTTGGCGACGGTTTTGGAGTTGGCTCTGCTTTTCAAATTGTCAATGCTGGAGTTGCAACTACAGAGTCAGATTGGGCTAATTGGGGATTTATTTCAAACACTGCATATGATAGACCAGAGTCATTAAGTGCACCATTTCCTGCAGTTGGCAAAGGAGTAATATATTTTGGTGCGTCAGCACCGACAAATTCTGGAACTGCTAGTGTAGGTCCAGCTTTAAAATCTGAAGAGGTCGCGAATGTCGTCTATGGAAACTATTCTGCGGTTCCAAATAACGAGAGTCTTATTATAAGAGGTTATTTTAAACCTGATGTAAGCGGACTATATACATTTAAACTTGCTTCTGACGATGCTAGCTATCTATGGCTTGGTCCTAATGCATTTGATGTCAACCGATCTATCGGCAATAGCGTAGTAAGTTTGCCTGGTTTGCATGGCGTTTACGAAAGTACAGGTACATTTTATATGGTCGCGAATCTATATTATCCGTTGACGATAGAGTTTGGAAACGGACCAGAAGGTGCAGGAGAATTATATTTTCAGTATATGACTCCAGGTTCGAGCGTATACTCTTCTGATTTGACTGGAAAGATTACATACAATTTCGCCACTAAAGGACATTGAGTATAAATAGTATATTATGGCAAAACCAACAACACGCCAAGAATTAGCAGACTATTGCCTTCGCGCTCTTGGTGCTCCAGTACTTGAAATCAACATCGACGAAGATCAGATTGAAGATCGTATCGACGAAGCAATTCAATTTTATCAAGAGTATCACAGCGACGCAGTCGTACGTACATTCTATAAACATCAGGTCACACCAACAGACTATGTCAACAACTACATTACATTGCCTGATCAGCTTATTTCGGTGTTGCGAGTCTTAAACTTGAGCAGCGGCGATGCAGCTGACATGTTTAGCGTTAAGTATCAGATGTTTTTAAATGACCTCTATGGCCTTCGCAAGCCCGAGTCGCTCATCAACTATGAGATGACCAAACAGTATATGAACTCGATTGAACTTATACTTACAGGTTCAACCCAACAGATTATATTCACTCGTCACATGAATCGTCTGAGCATTCAAGACGATTGGAAAAGCTATGTAAGCATCGGTCAGTATATTATTATTGAAGGCTATCAGACCATCAATCCTAATGACTTTACAGACGTCTACAACGACATGCTTCTCAAGAAGTATCTTACTGCACTGTTGAAAAAACAGTGGGGAACAAACTTATTGAAATTCGAAGGTATGACTCTTCCAGGTGGAATCACACTAAACGGTCGCGCAATCTACGAAGACGCGATCGCTGACATTGAAAAAATTGAGACTGACTTTGATACCAAGTATCAAATGCCGCCAGACTTTTATATGGGATAACAGACTATGCCACGCAGTGTATATTTTAGCCAACGCTACAGACCCGAGCAGAATCTTCTTGAAGACATTCTTATCGAGTCTATGAAGATTATGGGGCATGACGTCTACTACATTCCTCGCAAGATTGTAAAGCAAGATTTCATCCTAAACGAAGACGTTATATCAAGCTTCGACACTTCGTTTCTTATCGAAATGTTTGTCGAAAGTGTTGACGGCTTTGAAGGTGACGGTGATCTTATGACCAAGTTTGGTCTTGAAACACGAGATCAGATTACGCTTGTGTGCAGTCGTCGTCGATGGAACTCGCTTATAGGTCGTCATGGCTATACAAACGACAGCGTTCGACCACGTGAAGGCGACCTGATCTATATTCCGTTTAGCGGAGGAATATTTGAAATTAAATTTGTTGAAGACAAAGTTCCATTCTTCCAACTTGGAGGCACCGGCGATACCAAGGCTGTTATACCTACATTTAAACTTACATGTGAACTCTTCGAATACAGCGGTCAAGAGATTGATACTGGAATAGAAGAGATTGACGCTATACAGGTCGGTCATACACAGGG